CGTGGACGGCACCGCCCAGGAGGCCTCCAGCGGTGCGGACAAGCTCTGTTGCGTGTACGGCGACCCGCTCAACTACCTCTTGGGTCTGTTCGGGGACTACACCATCCGCGTGGACGAGTCCGTGAAGGCCATCGAGCGGATGTATGCCATCCTGGGCGACGCGGTCGTGGGCGGCAACGTCATCGTCAAGGATGGCTTCGTCGTGGCGAAGATCCCCAAGGCTGCGGCCACGGTCTAAGCTATGGCGTCGGCGCTGGAGAGTGCGCAGGCGGAGGCAGCCGCAGCTGCGGCCCTCCGCGCCTGCCTGGACTACATGCGGGTGGACGAGGATGAGGACGGGCGGATCGAGCATGAGTTTATTCCCGCGGCTAAGGCGTACCTGGCCGGCGCGGGCATCTCGGAGCCGGAGACGGCGGACCCGCTTTATTCGCTGGCCGTCCACGCCCTCACCCTGCACTATTACGATCATCGGGACGCGGTCGGTGAGGAAGCTCCCTTCCCCACCGGCCTGCGGCCGATCATCAACCAACTGAAGCACTCCGGCGCGGGGTGCATCTGACAATGTGTCCGATTCGGACACGAAAGGAGGCAAAACATGGCAAAAAGCAGAGCCCTGGGCACCACCCTGAAGGTGAACAGCAAGGCCGTGGGCGGTCTTACGACCATCAACGGCATCGAGATCAGCGCGGAGACCGTGGATCTGACCGCCCTGGACAACGCCACAGGCTACCGGGAGAAGGAGCCGGGCTTCAAGGACGCTGGCGAGGTCACCCTCAGCGGCTACCTGGACGGCAGCGACCAGGGGCAGGATGAGATGTACACCCTGCTCAACAGTGGCGCCACCACCACCTGCAACATCGTCTTCCCGGCCAAGATCGGCAAGACCTGGACCTTCACCGCGGGCGTCAGCCGTTTCGTCACCGGCGCGGAGCTGGAAGGCGGCGTGACCTTTGAGGCAACCCTGCTGGTGAGCGGGCAGCCCGTGTTGGCGGCCAGCACCACCGTCTAAGAGGTAGGCTATGGACGACAGAAAGACGACCGAGCCGGTGGCGCCGTCCATCGATCTGGGCGGGCGCGTGTGGGTGCTGAAGATCAACCATCGGGTGCTTGAGCGTTTTTCCGCCATCTCCAAGTGCAGCATGGAAGCGTTTCTCAATGTGATTGAACGCTACGACATGATGGTGCTGCTGCTTTGGCTCATGATGTGCGAGACGCGTCAGGATCTGACCAGAGGCGGGCTGACCGACTGGCTGAACGATATGCCGGTATTCGAAGCTATGAATCTGGTGACGGATGCTGTGTCAAAGGCAATAGAGTATTCCTTCCCCGATTCCGACTCCGAGACGGATGAAACGCCGACTGAGGATGCCGATGAGACGGAGCCCGGAAACCCTACGAACGAGGATATCTGACCGAGAGTCGCCTGATGGCCGCCCGGATCGGTATCGGCGCGGGGGAATTTGAGTTATTGACGCCCATGGAGCTGTCCCTGTATGCGGAGGCGTACAGGGACAGACTTGAGGACGAGGCGCGCATGACCAAGGCCAAGATCTACTCCCTGGCAGCGCTGGTCCGGACCATGATGTACAATAAGTTCCCTCCCCGTTTTGAGACGGTCTTCCCGGAAGATGTCCCCAAAAAAGAAATGACCGATGAAGCCATGTTCGCGCAGGTCCAGGCGCTGAACCGGCTCTTCGGCGGAAAGGAGGCTTGATATGGCCGTCGTCAAAAACTTGATGGTCCGTGCTGGGGCTGATTTCTCGGCGATCACGCAGCAGTCCAAGAAGGCCTCCTCGTCGATGCGCAGGATGCAGTCGAGCGTCTCGCGCTCCTGCAGTTTGATGACCAAGGCGGTCAGCGGCATGAAGAGCGTCCTGGGCGCCGTCGGCGTCGGTTTGGGCATAAGGGCTCTTGTCAATTACGGCAAGGAGGCAGCCGCCGCTTACGATACGCAGGTTCAGGGCGAGATACGCCTGGCCACCGTCATGCGAAAGACCATGGGCGCATCCAACGCCGAGATCCAAAGCATCCTGGATCTGACGGCCGCTCAGCAGCAGCTGGGGGTGATAGGCGACGAAGCTCAGATGGCCGGCGCGCAGCAGCTGTCCACCTACCTGCACCTGACGGGATCTCTCAAAACGCTGCTCCCCGTCATGAACGACCTGGCCGTGCAGCAGTACGGCCTCAACGTGTCCGAGGAGCAGACCGTTTCCATCGCCAAGGTCCTCGGAAAAGCCATGCAGGGGCAGACGGGCGCGCTGACGCGGTATGGTTTTTCCGTTTCCGATGCGCAGGCACGGGTGCTGAAATACGGCACCGAGCAGGAGCGCGCCGCCACCCTGGCCGACATCGTCAGCCAAAAGGTAGGCGGCATGAACGCCGCCCTGGCGTCCACGCCCACGGGCCGGATGCAGCAGCTGAAAAACACCCTGGGCGACATCAAGGAACGGTTTGGCCAGGCGGTTCGGACCATCGGGACCGTTTTCCTGCCCGTTTTGAACGCTGTGGGCAGTGCCCTGGCTGGGATCGCCACCATCGCCAACAAGGTGGCGCAAACTATCGCCAATGTTTTCGGCGGTACGGCCGCCGGGAAGGAGTGGCAGTGGAGCGGTATCTCTGCGGGCATTTCCGACACGGCCGATGCCGTGGACGATCTCACCGATGCACAGTACGGCAGCGCCAGCGCCGCAAAGAAGCAGAAGGAGGCTCTGCAGACCGCCTCTTTCGACACGCTGAACATTCTGAAGGCTACGGACACCGCCGGAAGTGGTGGTGGCGGTGGCGGCGGATATGGCGGTGGAGGCGCTGGAAGCAGTCCGATCAACGAGACCGAGACGGCGGCAGAGGAAGCCGGCGGCACCATCGGGTGGTTACAGGAAAAGCTGGAGAAACTAAAGACCAAATGGGAGGAATTCAAGTCCGGTCTGGATCTCGACCGTCTAAAGGCTGCCTGGGGCGATCTAAAGGAGGCCGCCAAAGGTTTTTGCTCTGCAATATCGGAGATATTGAAACCACTATGGGATAATATCCTCAAACCTCTGGCCACGTGGATCATCAATACAGCCCTTCCAGGCATACTGAAGGTGCTTTCTGAAACGATCAATTTCCTGACCAAGGCAGTCGGAGACATAAAGAATCTTTTTGCCAAAGGCAAAGAGGCCGTCAAGTCGTTCGGGGACACGATCAAGGGGACCTTCAGCAAGGCCAGGCAGACCATTGACGCCGACATGCAGAACATGAGCAACGCTGCGGCGGATTTAGTCCGGCGGACCAAAGACGCCTGGAGCGACCTTAAGGCGAGCTTTGCCAGGGGCAGGGAGTCCATCAGCACGGGCCTGCAGAACCTGGTCGCCTCCTTCAGGGACAGCGATAAGAGTATCTTCGACAGCGTTGTGGATCTGGCCCGAAGGATCGGTGATGCCTGGATCGACATTAAGTCGAGCTTTACCAGGGGAAAGGAATCCATCAGCACGGGCCTCCAGAACCTGGATGCTTCGATTAAGCGGTACGCCCAGAACATCTTCGACGGCATATCGTGGCCATTCAAAAAAATCGAAGAGCTATATCAAGGACTTGTTGCTCCGATCAGGAACATCGGTCAAAAGATATTGGACGGTTTTACTTCGCCGTTCAAAAAGGCTTACGACTGGATCGCCCAGATCGTCAATAAGATCAAAAACCTGCTGAATTTCAAGTGGAGCATCCCGCGGCCGAAAATCCCCAGCATCAACTGGAGTTGGAAATCTCTTAAGGTCGGCGATTCCTCCATTTCTCTCCCCAAGTTCTCTGTCGACTGGTACGCCAAGGGCGGCGTGTTCGACCGGGCGAGCCTCATCGGCGTGGGTGAGAACGGCAAGGAGGCGGTGGTGCCTCTGGAAAAGAACACGGGTTGGATCTCCAAGGTTGCTTCGGAGTTGGCCGCACAGATGGCTGGCAGCTCCGGGCTGCTGGGCGGAGAAGCGCTGATCGAAGGCATCCATGACGCGGTCTATGAGGCCATGATGGCCGTC